ATGAATGTGTCGCCAAAGGCGACTATATTAAAAATAATTTGCGTAGCAAATACCTCCATTTTGCATTCTGCATTCTGCATTTTGCATTTCGTGCGTCAGCACGAGAAATTGGAATTTGAAAGGGGAGGAAATATGAAAAAGTGGCTGATGGAACGGTTTTTGCCCATGTGGGCAAAGGAAAGTGTGCTGCGGGACAACCGGGCCCTGCGCAGGCAGGTGCGGCTTTTGGAGCAGGCGCTGGAAAAGCAGAGGGCGTATATCCGGGGCTTGGAAAAGGGTCTGCGCAGCGCAAAAAAACTGAGGGATGCGGAATGAGTAGAACGGATTGCCACGCCAGTGTGCGCTACTAATCGCAATGACGCATCGAAATGAGATCGGAGGAAGTCAGAAAATAATGAATATTTATAGCTATCAGGAGGCGTTCGGCTTGGCGGACAAGACCACCGCCGCCATGCGCAGAGCCATGGACAGCTGGTATGAGCTGTACTACGCAAAGGGCAGCCCCCGGGGGCAGGACCCCTGTCAGCGCATTGCCTATACGGTGGTCAACAAGCTGGTCAAGACCATATTCGGGGAATACAAGTCCAAATGCGAACCGGGCTTTTCCGGCATGGCTACCAAAGCCATGGATGATGTGTGCCACCAGGCCATGCAGCAGACGCTGGTGGGCGGTGAGTGCTATCTCAAGCCCTGGGTGGATGGGTATAGTGTTGGGTTTACGGTGATCCCCCGGCGCAATGTGCTGATCTTTGCCCGCAATGCCCAGGGCGAGCCGGTGGACATCGGCACGGTGGAGCAGTCCGTGGACGGCAAGTACTATTACACATTGCTGGAACGGCGGTATTTGGACGAAAAGCGTCGAACGGTCATTGAAAATCGGCTCTTTCGCTCTCTGAACGGGCAAAATCCGGGGCAGGAGGTGGCGCTGGGCCAGGTGGCAAAATATGCCCATTTGCCCAAGCGTTACCGCTATCCCATGAGCCTGGGCGGTCTGGGACTGGTGCGGATGAAGAACCCCACCTTAAACTGCGTGGACGGCTCTGCCGACGGGGTCAGTGTCTACGCGGCGGCGGTGGAGCTGATTCGTGCCATCGACGAAAACGAAGCCCAGCTGCGTGGAGAATTTGCCCGGGGCGAAAGCCGCCTGGTGGTGTCGGCAGACCTGCTGTCGGAGGGACAGCTGACCGATCACTTGTTTGTGGGGCTGGACGATGATCCCCAGAATGTGGGCGTGACGGTGTTCTCGCCCCAGCTGCGTGAGCAGTCTTTCCTGAACCGCAAACGGGAGTATCTGCGCAATGTGGAGTCGCTGATCGGTCTGAAGCGGGGTATGCTCTCGGACTCCAACGAGCAGCAAAAAACAGCCACGGAGATCGCATCCTCCGCCGGGGACTTCAATCTGACGGTGATCGATTTTCAGAAGGTGTGGGAAAAGGCGCTGTTGGAGGGCGTGATGCTGTGTATGAGCCTTGCCGTATGCCAGGACATGTACCCCGAGGGAGGGGATCTGCCCACGGTGGACTGGGGCAACGGCGTGCTGTATGACGAGGATAAGACCTGGCAGGATTATGTGACTATGGTGGATAAGGGGCTGCTGCGACCGGAGCTGGCACTTGCCTGGCGGTTCAATCTGCCGGCCAATACGCCGCAGGAGCTGGAGAAGATCCGGGAAAGGTTTATGCCATAGTGGAAAGTGGAAAGTGGACAGTTGACAGTTAAGGTGTCGGCTTCGCCGACATATTCCAAATCATTTGCGTAGCAAATACCGCAATTGTCAATTTTCAATTGTCAACTGTCAACTATTTATCGTTCCGTTGGAACGATAAATTGAAATTTGAAAGGGAGGAACTATGGAAAGAGAATTTTTACAGAGCCTGGTGGTGGGTCAGGATGCCCTTCCCCCACAGATCATAGACGCGATCATGGAAGAATGTGACAAGGACATTCAGGCGCATCAGCAGGCCGCCCAGCAATGGGAGGACAAGTACAATCAGGCGGTGACAGCCCATAGTCGGGAATTGGCTCGGCTGGCATTTGAGAGCATCGTCAAGGATGCCGTCCATGCCAGCCGGGGCAGAAACCTCAAGGCCATCACGGCATTGCTGGACACGGCAGCCCTGCAGGAAAGTCCCGACCCCACCGGCGCAGTGCAAAAGGCTGTGGCGCAGCTGAAGCAGGAGCATGGCTACCTGTTTGACAGCGCACCCACACCGCCCCCTTACGCAAAGGGAGCAGGCACTGCCGGTGCAGCGGAAAATACCCCCAATACCCTTGCCGGGGCATTGCGTGAGAAGTTTGGCAGTTAAGAAAAACAATCGTATTTGAAAGGAAGTTTGAATTATGGCAATTACATTACAGGAAGCAAAGGTCGGCATGGCCGACAAGGTAGATCAGCAGATCGTGGATATGTTCCGCCGCAGCTCCTTGCTGCTGGACAACATGGTCTTTGACAATGTGATCAGCCCCGGCACCGGCGGCAGCACCCTGACCTACGGTTACATTCAGCTCAAGAGCCCCTCCACCGCCGCGGTGCGTACCGTGGGCACGGAGTATGTGCCCGGAGAAGCAAAGCGTGAGAGCAAGACCACCAATGCCATCATCATGGGCGGTGCGTTCCAGATCGACCGTGTGCTGCAGAACACCTCCGGCGCGGTGGATGAGCTTGCCTTCCAGGCAGAGCAGAAGATCAAGGCCACTGCCAACTATTTCCACAACATGGCCATCAACGGCGACAGCGCAAAGGGCGGCTTTGACGGTCTGAAAAAGCTGTTGTCCGGCACAGCCAACGAGGTCACCTCCACAGTTGCGCTGACCACCTCCGCCCAGCTGGACGAGAACTACAACGCCTTTTTGGATGAGATGGATGCCTTCCTCTCCACCCTGGACGGCAACGCCTCCCTGCTGCTCATGAACCGCGCCATGCTCATCAAGCTGCGCTCCATCGCCCGCCGTGCCGGCTACTACGAGCGCACCAAGGACGATTTCGGCAGAGTGGTGGAGACCTATGCCGGCATCCCCATGGTGGACATGGGCAAGTACTTTGACGGCGAGAACACCACCGATGTGGTGGCTACCGAGGACGGCAAGACCTGCATTTACGCGGTGAGCCTGGGTCTGGACGGCTTCCACGGCATCAGCCCCCAGGGCGACGGCGTGATTCACAGCTTCATGCCCGATCTGAATGCCCCCGGTGCGGTGAAAACCGGTGAGGTGGAGCTGGTGGCAGGTGTGGCGCTGAAGAACACCCTGAAGGCCGCGGTCCTGAAGGACATCGCCATCGGTGAATAAGATGCCCGGCTTCGGTTTTTACACCGACTGCTTCGCAGGCAAGCTGATTCCGGAATCGGACTTTGTAAGCGCCATTTGCAGAGCCCGGGAGATCCTGGCGGGCTTCAAAGCCCGCTACCGGGTCAGCGGTGACGAAAACCGGGAAAATATGGCCCTTTGCGCCATGGCGGAGGTGGTCTATGCCACCTCCCAAAATCCCGGCATCGCTTCGGCAAGCGTGGGCAGCGTGTCGGTGAAATATGACAAGTCCCAGGCGGATCTTTACCGTGTGGCAAGCCGCTACCTGGACATTTACCGGGGGGTGGGGGCATGATGGATTACAGCCTGTGCCGCCAGACGGTGACCCTTTACCGCAGGACACAGCAGGGCGTTTTGCGGCAGGTGCTCGGCGGCTGCTATCTGCAAAGCGCCTGCGCGGTATCCTATGATGCCATGGGAAGACAGCTCAAGCGCCCCTTTTTGCTGGTGGTCCCCGGGGCTTGCACCGTGCAGGTGGATGACCTGGTCTGGGAGGGCGTTGGTCCCGAGATCGCATGCTGGGAGCAGCTGGTGCCTGCTTATGAGGAAAGGCTTTTGCCGGTGCGGTATGTGAAGCATTACGGCTGCCATACAGAGGCCGGCTGCAGGAGCTCTGCGTATGAAATGTAGGGAACGGATTCATCCGTTCCGTAGGGTTCTGCTTTCGGAATGCATAAATGCATTCCCTACAGTGGATAAGGAGGGTTATGTTAGATACTGTTAAAAAGTGGTTGGCAGAGTTTGTGGGGGATACCCCCTTATGGGTGGATTACCTGGATTCGTCTGCCCCCGGCGTGGGGCTGTACCCCAGGGGCATGGAAACGATCTCCCACAGCAGGGATATTCTGGGAAATGCCCGGCAAAGGCTCCGCTGCCGTTTCACCGTCCGGTTCACAGCCCCCGGACTGCAGGATAAGACCCGGGCAGCGCAAAGCTTGCTGACCTTCGAAAAATGGATCGCACAAAGCAGCTCCGCGCCCCAACTGGGGGAGGATACCCGTTGGTACACGGAAAACGGCAGACTGGAAAAGGTCACCAGGGTGGCAGCCGCTGTTTACGCCGTGGAATTGATCGCGGAATATTGGAATATGGAGGAAGAACATGAAAATTGAAAGAAAATATTTAGCCCATTACATCAATGCTGCGCCCTTGGGCAGCCAGCAGCCCCAGTATGAGCGGCTGGGCAAGGATCTGGAGGAGTACTCCGCTCAGCTGTCCGCCCAGGTGGATACCAAGAAGAATATCTTCGGGGAAACCTCGGTGGTGATCTCCGGCTACGACAAGACCGCCGCCGTGGAGCCTTACTATGCCGAGTCCGGCAGCGCCCTGTTCGCAAGGCTGCAGGACATCATTGACGAGAACCGGGTGCTGGACGATCTGAAGACCCAGGTGGTGGAGGTGAAGCTGTGGGAGGCGCCTGAGAATGACGCGTATCCCGCAGTTTGCGAGGAGGTCTATTTGGAGGTCACAGCCTACGGCGGCGACACCGGCGGCTATCAGATCCCCTTTACCATCCACTACACGGGCAACAAGGTCAAGGGTACATTTGATGTGAAAACCCTGACCTTTACACAGGAATAAAGAAAGATTCGGATTTATCGTTCCGTTGGAACGATAAAAATGCAAAATTCAAAATGAAAAATGCCAAATGAATGTGTCGCCAAAGGCGACGATATTAAAAATAATTTGCGAAGCAAATACCTCCATTTTGCATTCTGCATTCTGCATTTTGCATTTCGTGCGTCAGTGCGATTAATTGAAATTTGTATAGCAGCAGAGAAAGGAAGGCTTATGGAAAAATTAACGATCGACTGCGGCATACGGCAGTTTCGGATCAATGGGAAAGGCGTTTTGCATCTGAATCCCACAGATCCCAATGTATATACCCGGTTTGCGTCCTTTATAGAGCAGCTGCCCCAGCCGGAGGAGGGAAATCTCGCGGCGCTGGACAAGCAGCTGAAAACGCACCTGGGTCAGGTGTTTCCGGGCAATGATTTTGAAGCGCTTCTGGGGGGCGTGAGCCTGCTGGCGGTGGCCGGGAACGGACAGACGGTCTTTGAAAACCTGGTGCAGGCGCTGCTGCCGGTGCTGGAACAGGGCATGGAGCAATACGCCCGGCAGGTGGCGGCGCAGGCCAGGGAAAACCGATGACGGATCTGTGGCGGCTGCCGAAAAAGGCGATGATCGGCGCCAGGGAGTACGGCATCGACCCGGATTTTCGGAATATTCTGGATATTTTCAAATACCTGGATGACCGGACCTTGCCCGAATATCTGCGCTGGCAGATCGCCCTGCGGCTTTTTTACGACGCGCCCATTCCCAAGGAGGATCAGCACCAGGCCATGGAAGTCCTGTGCCGGTTCATTGCCGGCGGGGAGGAGAACCGGGGCTTGCCCCATAAGCTGCTGGACTGGCAATTGGACGCGGATCTGATCGTGTCCGATGTGAACAAGGTGGCAGGTCAGGAGATCCGGGCGCTTCCCTATGTGCATTGGTGGACCTTCCTTTCCTGGTTCCACGGTATCCGGGACGGACAGCTGAGCCTGGTTGTGACCATCCGGGACAAGCTGCGCCGGGGCAAGAAGCTGGAAATGTGGGAGCAGGAGTACTTCCGCCTGCACAAAGACCGCATTCTGATGCGCCCGCCTTTGTCCCCCCGGGAGCAGGCAGAAAAAGCAAGGCTGGAGCAAATGCTTCCGTAGGGAATGCAATTCCGGTAGGAGCGGAACGGATAAATCCGTTCCCTACGCAGAGGGTCTTTGTCCCCCTCGGGAGCAGGCAGAAAAAGCAAGGCTGGAGCAAATGCTTCTGTAGGGAATGCATTTATGCATTCCGGTAAGAGCGGAACGGATAAATCCGTTCCCTACGGACGGAGGAATCCGTTCCCTACGGGATGGATTGGAAGGAGGAAATATGAAAGATTTTGAGATCCTTCGGGTACAGATGGATACACAGCCGGCACAGGAGGGAAGCTCCTATCTGGAGGAGCTCTTCGCGCGGCTGAAAGAACAATTTGCCAAGACAGGCAAACATTTCGCAAGTGCCCTGGCGGGCGTGGGCACGCAGACCAAGGGGATGCTGACCACGGTCTTGAAAACCTATAAGCAAATGGCAAACGGTCTGGATTCCGTCACCAAGGGCAGTCTGAAACGGACGGTGGCGGGCTTTGACCAACTGAACCGATTGGCAAAGAGCTCCGGCTCGGCGGTGATCAAAGAGGACAGAAGTCTGATGCAGGGCTTTTCTCAGCTGGCGGAAAAGCTGCAGCAGGCAGGTACGAAGCTGCGGGAGAATCTGTTCGAGCCGCTGACGCAGATCCCACAGCAAGGGCTCGGCAGTCTGAGCGATCAACTGCGCAGTCTGCTGGGCATCACGGAGTACGGCACCGGGCAGGTGCGCGGCATGTCCGACGCCTGGGAGCAGCTGGGACGGCAGACAGATTTCTGGAAGCATACCGTGGAGCAAACCAACTATGCCACAGGTACTTTTAGCGACTTGCTGAGCGCCAGCGGCCTGCGTGCAAACGAAACCGCCATGCACCTGCAAAAGCTGGGACTGAGCCTTGCCGGGCAAAGTATGGATTGGGACAGGGTGTCCCATGCCTCCCAAAGTGCCTGGCAGTCCGTTTCCGGTGTCTGGGATCGGGCGGGGCAGTGGTTTTCCGATACGGTGACCGCGCCGGTGGGCAGCGCGTTTACAAATCTGTTTACCCGCGTTACCCAGGATGCCGGCGACACCAAGCAGACCTTGACGGGGCTGTTTTCGCAGGTGGGACAGCATGTGGGCAGCACCCTGTCCCAGGCATGGGGGAAGATCTCCGACGCCTTTTCCCAGGGGGGCCAGGTGCAAAGCTCCGTGCAGTCCGGCGTACTGGAGGGCTTTAAGAAAATGGGCAACAGCCTGATCCAGGGCTTGAACGCGGTGGCGGTAGAGCCCTTCTCCGGGCTGAACAACATGCTCAATAAGCTGCAGCAGCTGAAGATCGGCAGTCTTAAGCCCTTCTCTTTTCTGACCTGGCGTGCCAGCATCCCCAAGATCCCTTATCTTGCCCAGGGTGCGGTGCTGCCAGCCAACAAGCCTTTTTTGGCCATGGTGGGCGACCAGCGCCACGGCACCAATGTGGAAGCGCCTCTGAGCACCATTCAGGAGGCGGTAAGCCTTGCCATGGAGGATTACATGCAGGGTAATATGGCAGGTCATGGGGCAACGGTTCAGGCGCTGCAGCAGATTTTGCAGGCAGTGCTGGGCATCTCCATTGGGGACGAGACCATCGCCGCCGCCTGCGACCGCCACCACCAAAAAATGGCGATCATGAATGGACGATAAGCCCAATTTATCGTTCCGACGGAACGATAAACAGTTGAAAGTGGACAGTTGACAGTTGACAGTTAAGGTGTCGGCTTCGCCGACTGATTCCAAATCATTTCCGCAGGAAATACCTTAACTCTCAACTCTCAACTATCAACTATCAACTCTCAACGAAAACCAAGATCTTGGAGGTTTTATGCGAGAAACTACAGATTTATTCAAAATTAACGGTAAGCCCCTGCTGGTGCCGGATATGCCCGTGGGGGTTTCCTATGAGGACCTGGACGCGGCGGACGCGGGGCGGGATGAAAGCGGACATATGCACAGGATCATGATGCGCTGCAAGGTGGGCTCCTGGAACTTTACCTACAGCCATCTGACCGAGCAGGAGCTGCAGTACATGGAAGCGCTGTTCGGTGACGACGCCACCTTTCAGTTCACGCACCCGGACAGGCTTGACAGCACCCGCTCTGCCGAAAGCAAGTGCTACCGCAGCAAATACAGCCTGTCCTGGCGCAACGCAAGAACCGGTCTATGGAACGGCTACGGCTTTCACATCATTGAATGCTGAGGTGCGCCATGCTGAAAACGACTTTGGTATTTGAGGACGGAACGGTGCTCAGCTCCGGCGAGGACTGTGCGGACGCCATCCGCGCGGTGACCCTGACCCAGGCGGTAAATTCCGGCACGGAGCTGACCCTGGGAAGTGTCTGCAGCAGCATGTTGGAGGCGCAGATCATTGCCCCCGGCGGACAGCTTGCCCCGCAGACCGGTACGCAGGTGCGCCTGTATCGCAATGACGCGCTGATGGGGGTCTTTCTTCTGGAAAAGCCCACCCGGATGTCTGCCAACCTTTTGCAGCTGACGGCCTATGACCGGGTGAGCCTGCTTGACCGGGATCTGACACAATGGCTGGAGGGACTGGCAGGCTGGCCCTACAGTCTGTATAAGTTTGCCTGGATGGTGGCGGCGCAATGCGGTCTGGAGCTGGAAAATGACAGCATCCCCAACGGCGATTATCCGGTGGAAAAATTCCGTGCCCAGGGCGTTACCGGCAGGCAGCTGATGGCCATGGCTGCCCAGGCAGCGGGCAGATTTTGCCATGCCACAAGCGAGGGCAGGCTGCGCTTTGACTGGTACACCCCCGGCGAGCTTACGGACGCACCCTATGAAAACACGGTGCGCTTTGAGGATTACACCGTATCGCCCATCGACAGGGTGCAGATCGGCTTGACCGCCGACGATGTGGGCACAAGCTACCCCCAAACCGGGGATAACCCCTACAGGGTCACGGGAAATTACCTGCTTACCGGCATTGCGGGCAGGCAGGAGGTGGCACAAACGCTCTATGAGCAGCTGCGGGCGCTTTGCTACACCCCCTGCCGGGTGAGCGTGCCTGCCACCACCGAACCCAGAGCCGGGCAGATCCTTACCCTGGTGGACCGCAACGGCACACAGGTGCGTTTTCTGGTGATGAAGCGCACCCAACAGGGGCAAAGAGACATTCTCGAATGCACGGGAAGTCCCAGCCGCGGCAGTGTGTCCGCTGCCAATCACCAGTCCTTTTCGGACATAAACGGCAGGGTGATGACCCTGCAGACCCAGGTGGACGGGCTGCTTGCGGAGAATCGTCTGGGCAGGGAGCAGACTGCGTCGCTGCGATTGGATGTGGACGCCATCGCCACCCAGGTGTCCCGGCAGAGCGAACACCAGGAAAGCAAGCTGACCGCCCTGGAGCAGACTGCCTCCGGACTTGCGCTGTCGGTGCAGAGCCTGCTGACCCAGGGCGTCGACCGGGTGCAGACCGCCACGGGCTTTACCTTTGACGCAAACGGTCTGCGTGTGGAAAAGACCGGCAGCGATCTGACCAACCGCATCGACCAGGAGGGCATGCGTGTGCTGCGTGGTGGCGGTCAGGTGATGCTCCGGGCGGATGTGAACGGCGTGCTTGCCCGGGATGTGACCGTGGACAATTACCTGTGCATCGGAGATCATGCCCGGTTTGAAAATTACGCAGGCGGACGCACGGCCTGCTACTATGTGGGAGGTTGACATGGCAAGACTTACGCCTGTAAATACAGGCTTTACCATTTTGGAGGGCGTCGGCACGGGCGCCAACGGGCATCGTATTGATGTGTGGGCAGAGTACGCCTTCGGACAGTCGGATACGGTGGCGAATACCACGCCCATCACCGTGTATTTTTATACCGCGCTGAATCCTGCCTACACCTCGGCTACGGTGTCAAACCACGGACTGGATTCTGCCTTGCAGGTGGGCGGCGTTGCCGCAACGGGGGTCAGCGGTGGTGCTTATGACTTCAGAAGCTCCGAAAATATCCACCTGCTGGGCTTCTTTACGGGGGACATGCCCCACGGTGAGGACGGCACGGGAACGGTGCGCATCACCGGCAGCTTTACCACCGCGTCCAGCTATATTTCCGGCGGCAATCTGGCTGCCACGGTGGCGCTGCCTGCCATTGCCCGGCAGACGACCCTGAGCGTTGCAGACTGCACCATCGGACAGACCGCCCAGGTGCGCCTTTCGGTGAAAAATCCCGCCTATGTCCACGCAATCGCCTACCAATTTGGGGATCTGCAGGGCTATTTGACCCCGGACGGCGGCGTTACGGACAGCCGGGTGCTGTTTTCCGAGACAGAAGTGCCCTTTGCGCTGCCGGAGGTGTTTTACAGTCAGATCCCGGACGCCACCCAGGGCATCTGCACTTTGGCGTGCACCACCTATCTGGACGATACGCCGGTGGGTACGCCCCAAAGTGCCCAATTCCGGGTGTATACTGACCAGGCTGCCTGCGCCCCTGTGCTGGGGGTGGAGGCGGTGGACATCAACAGCCATACGCTGGCCTTGACCGGGGACGAAAGGGTGCTGATCCCGGGCTTTTCCCGGGTGCGGTGTAAGATCCTTGCCCAGCCCCAAAAATACGCCGCCATAGCGTCCCTCTCGGTGGCGGGGGTGCAGGTGGAAGGGGACACGGCGGAATTTTTGTTGGAGGGGGATACGGATCTGACGGTTTCGGTGACCGACAGCCGTGGCTACACCGTTACCGCAAGTCCGGATGTGACGGTGCTTTCCTATGTGCCGGTGACCAACCTGGCACAGATCCGCAGAGATAGTCCTACCGCCACCACCGCCACACTGACCCTGTCCGGCAGCTTTTGGGCGGGGAGCTTCGGCATGGCGGAAAACACCCTGACCGTGCAGCTGGAGGGCGGTCAAGCTGTGCAGCCGCAGTGGACTATGGAGGCGGGCAGATACTATGGGGTCGTGCAGTTGGAGGGACTGGATTACACCAAGTCCCACAGTATCCCGGTCACCGTCAGCGATAGCGTGTGCAGCGCACAGCGGACAGTGAATCTGCAAAAGGGCATCCCGGTGTTTGACTGGGGGGAGGAGGACTTTGTGTTCCATGTACCGGTGAGCGCACCGGCACTCAATAGCCCGGAATTGACGGATATTTTGGAGCGATTACAGAAATTGGAGGAGAAACATGCAAGCAATTAAACTGATGGTCACAGGTGCCCAGGCCCTGGTGACCCAAGCCCCCACGGTGACCTCCGGCATGGTAGGTTTGCCGGTGGAGCTGAATTTCGATGCCCAGTGGGATCATTTGAAAAAGACCCTGGTGTTCAAGGCCGGTACGACCAGCCGGCTGCAGATGGAGGTAGGGGAGCAGACGGTGGTTCCCTGGGAGGTGCTGGCGCAGCCGGGACACACCCTGCGCATTGGCGTGTACGGCACAAACGAAGACGGATTGGCGATTCCCACGGTGTGGGCAACGGTAGGTCTGATCCAGGAGGGGGCTGACCCCAACGCAGAGCCGTCTATGCAGCCCGAAAGCCCTGCGTGGGCGCAGCTTGAAAAGAAACCTAAGCTGCTCTTGGAACTGCGCATTCCCGGTGTGCACCAGGGCTTTGACCGGCACCAGCGTTGGGACGACGCATACAAGGCCTTTCAGGCCTATGACGAAGATGGTACGCCCATTGCCTGGAATCTGGACTGGTGGAAAGATTCCCAACTGCCTGCGAATACCACGCTTCCGGAAATCCTGCAATCGTTGTTTGACAGCTTGCAGGTGTATGAACCGATGTACATGGATGTGCGCATCAACGGGGGATTTCGCGCCGCGGGATATCCCACCTTCACCCGTTATACCTCTGACCTCGGGGAGGTGGACGATCGTCTGATGGTGGTTGTCAGCGACATTTTGAATCCGTATACGGAGAGTGACGCCACATCGGTCATAGAAGTGGGTCGTAAGATGATATCCTGCTCCGCCAGCATGGGTAGGCTTTGCCAAGAAAACGGATGGAGTGTCCGGATCTATGGCCGGGAGGTGTGACCGTGGAAAAGATCAAAACGGCCGCACAGCTGGCAAAAGCCTGTAAGGAATTGGCGCAATGCTATGACACACTGTATGTTCTGGGCTGCATCGGCGCGCCCATGACCGAGCTTAGCAAGAACCGCTGGCTCGATGCCCAGGCCTACAACCGAAAGCCGGAGCGCAAGAAAAAGATCCTCGCGGCAACGGCGGATACCTTCGGCTTTGACTGCGTGTGCATGATCAAAAGCCTGCTGTGGGGATTTTGCGGCGACAGCGCAAAGCCCTACGGCGGTGCGGTGTACAAATCCGGCGGTGTGCCCGATGTCAATGCCGATGGCATGATCGCCCTGTGCAAGGAGGTGTCTGCGGACTTTTCCCATCTGGAGGTGGGGGAGGCGCTGTGGATGAAGGGACATATCGGCGTGTATATCGGCGATGGGCTTGCGGTGGAGTGCACGCCCCGGTGGGCAGACGGTGTGCAGATCACGGCGGTGCACAATATGGGAAAGAAGGCAGGCTACAACGGTCGCAGCTGGACAAAGCACGGCAAGCTGCCATGGGTGACCTACGGCGCAAGCGCCCCCGTGAAAAACGATTATGCCAAAAGCCGGGACAAGTCCCTGGCAGGCACCTACCGGGTGGAGTCTGCCATCGGACTGAAGCTGCGCAGCGGCGCGAATACCCAAAAGCCCATTTTGGAGACCATGCCCGACAAGGCTCTGGTGCGCTGCTACGGCTACCACACAGGCAACTGGCTCTATGTGGTCAGTCCCAGCGGCAGGGAGGGCTTCTGCTTCAAGGGCTATTTGTGGAAGGTGACACCATGAGCGAAGCGGTACTGTCTGCGTTGATCACCGGCACTATGAGCCTGGTGGGAGTGGTGTGTACCTGCTATGTGACCGCGAAAAAAGGGCAGGCTGCATTGCAGCTTGCCCAAGCGGTGACGGATACCAAGATCCAGGAGCTGACCCGGGAGGTGCGGGAGCATAACGGCTTTGCCCGCCGGATGCCCGTGGTGGAAAACCAGATCGAAAACCTCCACGAAACCATCATCGAGCTCAAAGCATACCATAAATGAATCGGAAAGGAAACGCTATGATAAAAGAACAATTGGCAAAGCTCATCCGGGTAAAGACCATCGTCACCCTGGCTGTGATGTTCGTCTTCACCATTTTGTCCCTGAAGGGGGATATCAGCGCGGACAATGTGATGATCATTATTTCCACGGTGATCTCCTTCTATTTCGGCACACAGCACGAAAAGAATCTTTAG